ATAACATACATAAAGTTTATTCAGGTTATGATAAACAAACAGATAAACCTGTAGTGATATCTACATGGCAATCGCTTTACAAACTTCCTAAAAAATATTTTGAACAATACCAATGTATCTTTGGTGATGAGGCACACACGTTTAAAGCAAAGTCACTTACTAGCATCATGGAAAAATTAGAGGATTGTCCTTATCGTTTTGGTTTTACTGGTACACTTGACGGAACACAAACACACAGATTAGTTTTGGAAGGTTTATTTGGAAAGGTAGAAAAAGTTATTTCCACAAAAGAACTTATGGATAAAAAAACATTGGCAAAATTAGATGCAAACTGTATCGTGCTTAAATATGGTGAGGATGAAAGTAAACAAATTAAAGATCATAAATATTCTGAAGAAATAAATTTTCTTGTAAGTCACAATAAAAGAAATACGTTCATCATTAATTTATGTAAAAGATTGAAAGGCAACACTCTATGTCTATTTCAGTTAGTCGAAAAACATGGTAATGTATTATACGATATGATGAAAGGTGATAATACTCATTATGTACATGGAGGCACAAGTGCTGAAGACAGAGAGAGGGTTAGAGAACTTGTTAACAATTCAGATAATTCAATCATCATTGCATCGTATGGTACTTTCTCTACTGGTATTAATATTCCTAATCTTAATAACATCGTGTTCGCAAGTCCAAGTAAAAGCAGAATACGTGTGTTACAATCAATTGGCCGTGGGTTGCGTAAGTCCACAAATAAAGATTCCGTTTTAATTTATGACATATGCGATGATCTATCATACAAAGGTAAGAAGAACTTTACATTATTACATTTTGAAGAAAGAATAAATATATACAACGAGGAAAGTTTCTCATATAGGATAAACACAGTAAACATATGACACAACAAATAATAAAATTTAATTCAGGTGATCAAGTGATTTGTGATGTTATCAAAGATTCAGGTGATTATCTATCTATCGAAAACCCAATGAAAATGGATACAGTGCCAAGAGTAACAAGAAAAGGTATTGTTGAATCGTTAACATTATCAAGATGGTTATATCCTTATAGTGAACAAAAGATATGCAAAGTAAGAAAAGATTCAATCACAACAATAATGTCTGCGTCTGAAGGTATGAAAACATTTTATAGAAGACAACTAGATCAAGGTGTAAAAACTGAACTAAAAGTTCATGATTGGGATGCAAAAGATTTAGGAGAAGATTATGATGAAGATGAAGTTAGAAGATACCTTGAAAGTTTAGAACCTTCAAAGTCTGTAAAGAAAAAGATACTTCATTAACTCATACAGGACAAGCCTGATTATACAGGTTTAAAAAATAAAGTCAAGGGTAAATAAAATTTTTTTGATTGACATTTATCCCATAAAGTGATAGATTATTACATGGCCAGAACTAAGAAAAATCCACAACATTACGTAGATAATAAAAAACTTTTAGAAGAAATGAAAAAGTTTAAAAAGGATTGTAAAGATGCTGATGCAGTTGGTGATAACATGCCACCTGTACCTGATTATGTTGGCGAGTGTTTTTTGAAAATTGCAAATGGATTATCATTTAGACCTAACTTTATTAATTATACTTATAGAGATGAGATGATATCAGATGGCATAGAAAATTGTTTACAATACGTATATAATTTTGATCCAAATAAATCTAATAATCCTTTTGCATATTTTACTCAGATAATATACTTTGCGTTTATTAGACGTATTCAAAAAGAAAAAAAACAAACACATATCAAACATAAAATAATTGAGAAAGAAGAATATAGAACACACGATACTTTGGCAATGGATTCAACAAATTATAGTATTCATGGTTTTGATCCTACTATCATGTTACCTGATGAACCAGTTTACAAAACAAAAGAAAAAGAAAAATCACAACAACCGTCTGGTCTTGAGGAGTTTATGGAAGATTAATGAAAGTTGCTATATTATGTGATTCGCACTTTGGTGCAAGAAATGATAATTCTTTTTTTCTAGAATATATGTTACAATTCTATGAGGGAATATTTTTTCCTTATTTACAACAACACAATATCAAAACTGTAATTCATTTAGGTGACTTAATGGATAGAAGAAAATATGTATCTATTAAAACTGCGAAAGAGTTTAGAGAAAGATTTATGCTTCCTATAAATCATTTGAAGTTAGACTTTCATTGTCTTGTTGGTAATCATGATATCTTTTTTAGAATATAGGTGGACTAGACATTTTATTTTTACCATGGATTACACCACAGAATCAAATATACACTGAGGGTATGATAGATTCTACAGATGCTTCTATCGTAATGGGTCATCTAGAAATAAAAGGTTTTCAAATGTACAAAGGAATACAAAGTGATCATGGTATCGATAAAAGTTTATTCTCAAAGTTTCAATCAGTGTTTTCAGGTCATTATCATCATAAATCAGATGATGGTCAGATATATTATCTTGGAGCACCTTATGAGATTTATTGGAATGATTACAATGATCCGAAAGGATTTCATATATTTGATACAGAAACTTTAGAACTAACAAGAGTTTTAAATCCTTTCAGAATGCATGAAAAAATATTTTATGATGACACACAAACAGCATATGAAAATCATGATGTCACACAATATACAAATAAATTTGTAAAGGTAGTAGTTGTTAATAAAAAAGATCTTTATCAGTTTGATAGATTTATGGAAAGACTAATGAAGGCAAACTGTCATGATGTCAAAGTAATTGAAGACTTCTCTGATTTATCTGCTGACTCAGTATCAGATGATATAGTTCAATATGCAGAGGACACTACGACATTAATAAACAAATATGTTGATGAACTTGAGATAGAATTAGATAAAGATAGAATCAAAAGAATTATGAGAGGATTATACAATGAGGCTCAAGATTTAGAATTATGATTAATTTTAAAACTGTGCGTTGGAAAAATTTTCTTTCTACTGGTAATCAATTCACAGAGATACCTTTAGATAAAAATGCGACAACACTTATCGTTGGCGAAAACGGTGCAGGTAAATCAACAATACTAGATGCATTATGTTTTTCACTATTTGGAAAACCTTTTAGAGTGATTAGTAAATCACAATTAGTAAATTCTATTAATGATAGAGAGACAGTTGTTGAAGTTGAGTTTAGTATAGGAACTAAAGAATGGAAGATCGTAAGAGGTATTAGACCAAATACTTTTGAGATATATTGTGATAATATTTTAATTAATCAAGATGCAAACTCAAGAGATTATCAAAAATTTTTAGAACAAAATGTTTTAAGATTAAATTATAGATCATTTACACAAGTTGTCATTTTAGGATCATCTACGTTTGTTCCTTTTATGCAACTCAAAGCATCTCATCGTAGAGAAGTTGTTGAAGAGATACTTGACATAAAAATATTTTCTATCATGGGTATGTTACTAAAACAAAAGATAAAAGATATCGCAGATGAAATAAAAGAGTTGGATTATCAGTTTGAACTTGCAGTAGAAAAGATTGCAATGCAACAAAATTACATTGATGATATGAAAGCAAACAAAGAACAAATCATATCAGATAAACAAGTCACACATAAAAATAATAAAACTGTCTTAGATGAAAGAACTGAAGAGTTTGATTTTATTGGTGATGAAAGTATTGACTTGATGAAACAAGTAGATGATCAAGATATCGTAAAAAATAAACTACAAAAGTTTAATAATCTTAGAGCTACACTGATTGAAAAACATAAACAGTTAACAAAAGATGCAGATTTTTTTAAGAACAATGATAACTGCCCAGTATGTTTACAAGATATAGAATCTTCACACAAACAATCAATGTTAACAGATAAAGAAAATAAAATAAAAGAAATAGTTGATGGCGCAACTAAACTTAAAGATGAATTAACAGATGTTGAAAATAGATTGAATGAGATCAATGATATAATGACAAAAGTTCGTGATAATGAAGTTAGAAGAGCAGAGTTATCATCATCGATTACAGAATTAGAAAAATACAATAAAAAACTAGAAGATGAGATTGCATCATTTGAGGCAGGTTCAGTATCAGAGACAGACATTGATAAATTATCAAATATGAAAGATGAATGCAAGGGTATCGAGAATACTAGAAGTACAAAGAAAGAAGAGAGAACTTACGTACACGCAGCCAGAGATATGTTAGATGATGCAGGTATCAAAACAAAAATCATCAAACAATATCTACCGATTATGAATCAGTTAATTAATAAGTATTTAATGTCAATGGAGTTTTATGTAAATTTTAATCTAGATGAAAACTTTAATGAAACTATCAGATCAAGATTTAGAGATGCGTTTAATTATGCGTCATTTAGTGAAGGTGAAAAAATGCGTATTGATCTTGCTTTACTTTTTACATGGAGAGCGATTGCAAAGATGAAAAATTCTACAAATACAAATCTTTTAATACTTGATGAGATATTTGACAGTTCACTTGATGGTCAAGGAACAGATGAGTTTTTAAGAATATTAAATACACTTGATAATGAAAATGTATTTGTAATAAGTCACAAAGGTGATCAACTTGTAGATCTTCTC